CGTTAGTGGTCATGGTTATCGTAATCGTGGTTGCACTTGGAATAGACGTAGCCATAAATTTTTTATCTTCAAATTTTGAAACTGCAAAGCTCGACCCCGTAAGCGTGGTAACCGTGTCTAATAAAACAATATCATCTTCCGACATTCCATGAGGAGTGGGAAAAGTTATTGTGACAGTGGGTTGTCCCATCGTGGTAGAAAAATCACAGCCGGCAATTGTATTCTTAATAGGGTGGATGTCATAATATTGTCCCCCTGAAAAAACGTATAAAATTCTGTTAGTACCAATGGCTGCATACTTCACTCCACCATTATCATCCCAATGGTGTAAAGCTCTTGCAGCTCCAGTTAGTTTATCTCCGCCTAATTGATCCCAGCCCCCTAATTTTTCAGGTGAGCCGTATCTAAAACGGACATTATCTCCCCCCGTCCATTGAGCCTCGGCTCCGGTGGGTGTAACTTGTTTGTTGAATCCTGGTAAAAAATTTACTTTTTGTAGCATACGTCGGCATTATACAGAGATTAGAGAAGAAATAAACTTTATTTTTTGATGAACCAGCCTGGAAGGCCTGGATGGGGTCGACCATCCCACATATTAGGGTCCTTAGCACTCGCTTGATTATAATGTAGAAAAACTTGAACACAGAAATTACCTAAAAAAGGCTCTCTCCAGTGCTCTATTTCACACCCATGATACAAAAGAATATCACCAGGTTTTAAATCAAGTTTAATCTCTTTATTGTTTTTCTTAACATAGATAGGCCAGGGGTCTCCTCCTAAATTTAGAGTCCCAGATATCTCACAGCTGTTTCGATCGGTATGTCGTTCTAAGATATCCCCTTTCTTATAAACACGTTGATAAGAATAGGTTGGAACTAATTTCATTTTGGCTTTGTCCTCTATCAAAGGCTTTAACACTTGAAGTAAAGTATCCATCGCTATGTCTCCGTAATGATTATAGGTCCCCGGTACCTGTGAATCTCCAAACTCTCCTAAGATAGTTTCATAAGGAGACACAAATTTATATCTTTTCATGGTATCTAAAACTTTTCTTTTTAAGAGAGTATAGCCCATTAAAAAGCTCGCTGAATCAGGGGTTATAATATTTTTTATAACTGTATATTTATTTTTTTTAAAACTCATATTAAAAGATTCCATAGGACAGTACGATTCGAGGAGTTAATCCAATAGCGGTATGCGTTACCTGCGCCGGTATTTTTAATAAGTCTCCTTTTTCTACCATTCCTTCTTTATCCCCTACCTTATACCATGTTTTTCCTTTAACGCCAATAATATATACGCATTCAGGATCTTTATGAGTAATGCTAGCACCCCCACTTTTCATCGAGAAAAACATGAACATATTAGAATGTTTCTTTTCGGGGTTAAATTCTTTTTCGCAATAGGCATAGAGAGATTTAAAGTCGTCATGGAGCTGTATATTTTTTATTTTGAATACCCCTTTCAGGACGTAGTTCGTAAGATGATCACTACTAATAGAGGATTCAAAATTATGAAGATCAACAAGATCGCATACATAATTAAAATCAATCTCTTTTTTAAAATCAAATACGTTCTTTTCAATCATATATAATTAAAGTTTATTACTATTCTATTTTCTTTATCCGTACAGGTTGTTCCACAATGTTTGGTCTGACTATCAAAGACAACAAGTTTATTCTCTTCGGATGTTATTTTTTTTCCATTAGGAAATAAGGTGTATCCATTATTCGTATTGACATAATAGATAGCTGTTTTAAAATTCTTTTTAATATCATGATCCGTGTGGTAATCAAAAACCTGAGTCTTGTCAGTCACAGGATTCAGATTAGCTTTGATTCGCTGCAACGCATCCGGTTTTAATACTTCTAAAATAGGATTTAATAAATAAAAAAACTGAGGACTACGAATACTAAATTCAGTATAGAACGTATGACAAAATTGAAAGTCGTATTTATGCTTGGCTTTGGTATAAACTTTCCCTTCATTATAATACCAGGGGAATTGAGACTGAATTAAGGTCTCTCGAATAGTAGCTGCTTCTTTTTTACCTATACTATTTTTAATTATTTTCATTGGTTAAACTTTCTAAAAAACTTTTATGACTGATCCACATACTTCGATCCAAGATTCGTTCTTTCTGAGTTGCCATTCGAGAGAGCGTCCATTTTTTTAAATGTTCTGGCATCAGATCATACTCAGCTTTTATCTTTGCTCTATCAAAGAAGCCTATCTCCTTTAGAAGAATGCCCCAGTTAATCTCAAAAAATAAACAATAACTACTTTTGAAATCGTCCTTCATAGGAAGCTTAGTTTTCCATTTGGCTAAATTTTTTTTCAAAGTATCCGGTAGCTTTATTTTTAACTCCTTCCAAAAGGGGGTATCTTTTTTATCAACGATGTAATGACAAACAATATAGTCTCTTACGTTCTCAATAATATGTCTGGCTTGTTCATTATAAGAATCAATGACACCCTGGTTATAGTTCAACATCATGTGAACCAACATAAAACACTGATTGATCCCGACTCCAATAGCCGTAGCTTCTAATGGCTCTACAAAACTAGAACTGAGTCCTAGTGCTACACAATTCCCTTGCCAAATTTTATCTAAACTTCCTGCTTCAAATTTTATATTGGCAGCTAGCTTAACCTTAAATCCTAAATAGTCTTCGCATTCTTTTTGAGCTTCCTCTGCAGTGATATATTTATTATCAAAGACATACCCATTTCCCCATCTTCCTCTCACAGGGGTTCTCCACATCCATCCCGCCTTCATGGCTTTGGATAAAACATAGGGAGTATATTCATCGGTATCTGGTGTAGGAAACGCAATCGCCTGATTCATAGGTAAATATTCTTTATAAGATTGCCATTTAGATCCGAGTTTAGAAATCAATAATCTTTTAAACCCACTGCAATCAATAAAAAAATCTGCTGTATGCTCTCTATCCCCTTTGAGTTTTACAATATTGTTGTTTTCTATAACTACATCTTTAATTTCATCGTCTACTATTTCAATTCCTTTTTCTAAACATTTGTCTGACAACCATTTATTTAATTTAAAAGTGTTAAAGTTAAATTGATTAGTAGGCACATCAGTAAAGACCACTTTATTTTTAAGGGCTAAACTGTCCGTGTAGTCCTTAAATTTTATATCATGAGCAATAACATAAGCCATGGCCAAAGAGTACTGGCCGGCAACTGTTTCAGCAAACAGTTCATGTACATTATGAAAATAATCGTGCTTCATCCAGCCTTCAAACAAGACTCCGTATTTAAAAGTAGCACCACATTCTTTTAAACATTCTAAATAATCTAAGTTACAAAATTGTAAAAAATATCTCCAGTGTTCTGTGGAGGCTTCACCAACTCCAATGATCCCTATCTTAGCTGACTTAACCACAGTTACCTTGAGGGTTGGAAATCTAGCTTTAATAATTAATGCAGAAGTTAAACCTGAGGTTCCTCCCCCTAGCACACAAACTGATTTAATCATTTAAAAGGAACTCCTAAATTCCACATTACCAAACTATATCTATTACCTTGTGTAAGAGGTCGAACTCGATGCCATACAAAGGAAGGGAAAACGGTAATCGATCCCTTTTGTCTGGGTGATTTTATAACTTTGATATTAGGGCTATCATGCGTGGTAGCAAATTCGAGATCCCCTCCTGTGTAATCATTAGGATTAGAAAGCTGGCAGACCATTGATAGTTTTCTAATCCTGCCCCTTAAATGAGGAGCATTATTATTATCATACGGCTCATTCCAACTGTCTTGATGCCACCCATAATAGTGACCTTTAGCATACTTAGTAAATTGAATGTCTTCTGATCCTTCCCATTCAAAGTTCCAACCTGCATTTTTATTAGCCATCACAATAAACGGTCTTAGTTCTCTATAGATCCACTGTTCGTGTAACCAAACAATTTCAGATTTTCTTTTCTTTAAAATTACATCCTGTTCCTTTTTTTTCAAAGGATCCTTTTTAAGATCTCTGTTCTGACCCACCACACCAGTCACCCCTAAACTACTCTTCTTGGTTAAAGCATAATCTAAAATATGTTTACACAATCGAGGGGTCAGGGCATAATCAAAGTGCCAGTATATAGCTTTTAAGTTCATTTGAATTTAGGTCCACTACAAAATAAGGTTAATGATTTTCTTGTTCCTTCAGTCACCCTCGTAACTTTATGGTTTAAGTATGATTTAAAAATGACCATGTTGCCAGGGGTATCTAATTGTTTGACTTTATAAGAGTTCCCATTAAAAATAAAAAAGTCTCCTCCCTTATATTTTCCAGTAGATAGATTAATTATAACAGTTAGTTTAGTGTCAATGATATCAGATCGAGAAGTATCAAAATGCCAGTCATACTCACCTGCCGATTTAGAGTCATATACATTTAATAAGGAATGATTAAATTGAGTAAAAGGATAAAGGATATAACCAAAACTTCTTTCATTATAAAAGTTAATAGTATCCTCGAGCTTATCTAATTTAGATTTAAGTTGATGCCATGAGATGACATAGGTCGTAGTTTTTTTCTTACTTTTTATATTTCCGTCATAGGCTCCCATGCTATTTTTTTCCAAACCCTCATTATTTTTTTCAATAAAAGAACCAATGCTTTTAACTTCTCGAGCATTTAAAAAATTCTCAAGATACCAATAATCAAATTTCCAACTCATATTACAGTTTTAAAATTAATAGTTATAAAAATACTAGGGTCTTCCGATACGTTTTCAGAAATAAAATATCTTAAGGTGGAAGGGAAAATTACAAACATATTATTTTTAACAGGCACTTGATGTAATTTATTTATTTTTAAATGATCATCATATTCAATAACAATAGAAGAAGATTTTTCCACGGCTTCAGCACAATAGACCATTGTATATCGAGGAGAGTTTACTAGATGGTTTAAATCTAAATTGTTCCTGGAGTAAGACTGCTCCAGATGTTCTAGAATATTGATGTAACAGCTCTTGGGTTCTAGGGTTAAGCCTGTTTGAAGTTTAAAAAATTCCCTAACATAATCCTCAAGAAATCCAAATTCAGGAACTCTTCTTACTAATTTATAATCCTTATGTTCCCATGTATTCTCACCGAAATGTTTTCTATTATTTAATACATAACCTTTTACAGCTTCGGCTTTAAGTTTATTACGATCTATTTCATAACCCTTAGGTCTATCAATAGACCCTGTAAAAATTGCCGTTTCGGATAATATTGTCTTTTTCATTTCTAAATGCTATATATATTAAATAAAGGAATAAATCAATGATCGACCATGAAATATGTCATAACATTCTATCCGAGAGCGAAAGAAATGCTTTACTTACTTTAGTAAAAACCAAAGTATATAATATCGGAAAAGAGTTTCCCGGGTTACAAAGCAAACCTGACTTACATCTCTATCCTCCTACTTACCCTTTGCTAATGAAAATAGAAGAATTGTTATCTCGAAAATGCGAAATTAAAAAATGTTGGGCGAACTATAGTACTGGAAATTATACCTCATGGCATACCCACCCTGGAACTTTTTCTGTGGTGTATATGGTTCAAAATAAATCTGGACTAGGGCCCTGGTTAAAAAATGATACAGAAACTCTTAAAACAAAATGTCCTGAAAATTCTTTTATTAGATTTGAAAATACCCTTAACCATACGGCACCTGCCGCCAATTATAATATTGATAGATATTCAGTAGCAGTGGAATTCGAATGATGGAAAAATACAGACAACTCGTAGCTGATTATACAGCCCATAATAACCTTCTCAATCAGTTTGATTTCTATCATTTTATGAACCATGGATATGATCCAGTATCTAAGATTTTCTGGGATGATAGTAAAAGTTTGTTTAAAAATTTTATTATGAAGAGAGAGGCCTCTTTATATTTAAAATTACTTGAAAACATAGATACCAATAATAAAGTCATATTAGATGTGGGTTGTGGAAGAGGAGGAGGTCCCGGGCTCTATAAAGCATGCTTTAATTTTGCTGAGGTCCATGCCTGTGATCTCGTAGATGCTAATATTGATTATGCTAAATCACAATTTAAAGACATAAAGTTTAAATGTTGTAACGCGGAAAACCTAACATATGAAAAAAATAAGTTTGATATTGTAACGAATGTAGAATCCATGTCTTTATATAAAGACAAAGAAAAATTTTTAAAAAATGTAGTTAAAGTCTTAAAAAAAGATGGATTATTTATTTGTGCTGATTGTAGTTATAAATCATTAGAAACGATGTACAAAAACCAACATCTCTTTAAATCCATAACCCCAGTAGATATTACACAGAATGTTGCACAAGCCTGTTTAAAGAATATAGAAGAGTATTCTAAATGGAAAGATTGTGAAGCAAAAGAATTTACAATAAGTATGTTAAAAGAAAAGTATGAATTCTATTCGACTCGAAAGGATATTTTTAATATTTTTTATTGTGCGCCGGGTGCAGTATACTCTTCCCAGAGTAGTGTAGATTCATTCCACTCATAATTTTTATCAACCCCTCCAGGAAATGGAGTTGGTGGATCCCAATCTAAAGTAGAACCGTTAAGGGCCCATGATGGATAAGGTTTAGCTGCAATAAAAGCATCGTGTTCGGTACTATAAGTACCTCCAAGTGTAGCTGGTCTAGTTCTTATTGACCCATCTTTTCTATATTCTTTCCAATAAGGCCATTTATGAAGTTTGTTTAGAAATGTAATTCCTTTTTGTTCAGATCTTCCGTTGTCATCTGTACAGTCTGATTCATTAACAACATGAAGTCCTATGACAATATTATTGGAATCTAATTTTGCGAAATGAGCCATGATTATCCTGCGTAAATCCCATCCGCTGAAAAGGTATGAATCGTATCTGATCCATCCGTTGTTACGGTTCCACTTGTTGTTGTTGAACTTGCAGTCAATCTTCTAATAATAACAATTCCGTCTCCTCCTGCCACTCCCGGTTGTCCGTGACCTGTTCCGTTAGCGCCATCGCCTTCACCG